ATGGTTCAACGGACTGTACCTATAAACGGTCAACAACCACAACCAACCACGGAGAAAACGACCATGGCCCAGACAGAAAACGTAAATCCGATCAAATTCAGAAAAAGCTGCCTCGAAATCAGCATTCATGGCGTGATCAAGGCAATCGAGCAGATCCGGTCAGAGCGCGGCGACTTTTACGCCAACACAGTGATTATTCCGGCAGAGGGTCTTCTGCACAAGCCGACGCAACTGGTGGTCTACTCCCATCGGCCGCTCGGTGAGGAAGAAAGCGTTGTTGATACCACCATTACCGTCCGTCCTTCGTTTCGGAACAATAACGGTAAATGGTTTTTTAACTGCAGCCTCTGGAAGGAAAAGGCTGCCCACTGAGGCTGAGGATATCGATTCGGCAACCGGAGTCCGGGAGCCACAGCCCGTTGGGGCTGGGCTTCCGGCTCCGGTCCCGGTGAGTACCTCAACCCAACTGAAAGGAACCAGATATGGAATGGACACCATTGATTCAGGCCAGCTGGTTTGAAGGAATCCGGACCGATCTCTTGACCACCGTCGGCGGGATCGTGAGCTGCATGCTGATCGTCGTCGCCCTGGGGATACTCTACAAGGTATTCCACTAACCCCTAATCCTTAACTGGAGGAACACACATGGATGCATTGTTTACCGCCGTGGATGTAACCGGACTGAGCACCAACATCACCACGCTGATGACTGCCTTCATCGTCATCGGTCTGCTGTTCGTTGCCCGCCGTTACATCGGTCGCACCATCAAGGCACCGGTCTAATTGGCCAGCAACCCGCAACCAGGGGAAGGTTAACCGCCTTCCCCTGAACCCTTTGGAGCAAACGAATAAATGTTCACCATCGACATGATCTTCGACCAGATGTTCCCCATGCTCTCAGAGATCTCCTGGGATCTGGGAACAGTGCTTACCGGCATGGTCTTTCTCTGGCTGATTGCCGAGGCAGCAACACTGCTCTGGGAAATGATCGATGGACGGCTCCAAGGTCACGTTGCCCGACGTAATGCAGATACCTATTTGAGCCGGGCGGAAGAAGCGCGTAGAGCACGGGACACCAATGCAGCCGGTTCTGCCGCCTGGATGCAACAGGACATGGTCTATAAGAGATTCCTAAGAAAATCAGCTGATTCATCAGTGAAAGGGTGGAGGTAATACGATGTGTGAAGATTGCCCATGCAAAACAGAAGAACCCGAATCTTACGACCCATGGGACTATCGACATAATGAAGATGGCGAACCGATATTCTACCGGGACTATGACCGGGAACATAGTCAAACGCCTTCTGATTACGAGGACTATTAATCATGCCTGGTCTCTTTGATTACGACAACAGCAACGGTGTCTACGATGTTGAGACCAGGGCCGACCATGAATGCCGCGAAAATGAGTACTTGCAAGAGCAACGCCGCCTCAGGTTTGAGAACGCCACGCCTGAGGAACGGGAAGATCCTTTCTTTGACGTACCTTATTAAGCCATGACTCTGAATCTGACCTTATTCGGTGCCGGTATCGGCTTGGTGATGATCGGCTGGATTTCTGGCCTGGTGGTCAGCTATCTGTTCTCGATCAATATCGGGATCAGCCAGATCCCGCGGAGGAACTGACATGGAACTGCGTGTAGCTTTACTGATGATCGTCATTCCGGTTGCAGTCATTTTCTACACCACCATCTACCCGCTGCTGCAAAAGCTATGACGAGCGAAGCATTGACTGCAATTACCCAGATACTCATCACCATTGCTTCAGGGAGTTTCTACCTGTTGCTGATGCTGCCACGACAGAAACGCTTATGACACCCGAAGAGCTCAGCCTGATATTGACCAATATCGTTGTCCAGCTTGCCGACATCATGTCGTTTGGCCTCGGCGGCCTGGTGGGTATAGCCTTTGTCATCACCGCAAACAAAAGGTGGCTGTAATGATCAACCTGCCAGAAGGCTTTGACGCCGCCCAACTCTTTGCTGACTTCTTTTCTCTTGCCGCACCATTCGTCGGTATTGCCTTTCTCATTGCCTGCGGCTTTCTGATCGTTAATTACCTCGGTAGCGTGGACTTTCACTGATGAAGATTCCTACGCCATCATTTTTCAGAATCCGCCTGACCATCTTGAGCATCGGGTTTGTTGTACTGTGCTTTGTGGTGGGAATGGTAAAGGATGTGTTTGGGGCATATCCGGGTGAATGCACCGTTGAAATAGTGACTACTAGGAATTGTGTTATCGAACCAAATGCATCTCATTATGCATCTGATTTTATCGTTGACCTTGTGAGCGGCTCATATTCGCAACCTAGTGTTGGGGTCATTCAGCCATATGGCTATTGTTATCAAATCCAATGGCAATTGTGGTACAGGGAAGCAGGTCAATGGAAAAATAAAACTCAAGGCGGCCCAGCAGGTTTCACGACGCCTGAAGTCGTGAATTATATGAATAAGCTGCCTATGCAGTTACCTTCAGACTGACCTGTCTGCATTGATGAAACTGCAGCGCTTACAGCTCAATGTGGTGGTGCTGAAAATGATGCGTGGCGATGGACTGACAAGGAGAATTGTAAAGGTGAATGCATACCTCCATGTGAAGAATATTATGCCGCAATGCATGATGAGTGTACCAAATCTGGAGGTACGCTCAATTTAAGCAACTATGATACTGAAACATGCACCGGAATTAAATGTGAATATCCTAAATGCACAGGCCCTGGTGAAGAAACATTAGCAGAAGCCAGAAAGCGCTGTTTCGTGCAGGAACAATCTTTGAACTATTATGATGCTGAAAACTGTATCGGCGTCTGCAAGTGCTCAAGCGGAGAATATCAGACTCAACGAGCCAATTGCGGTGAAGGAGGAATAGCCTATTTTTCTGAAGTAACCTGTACCGCGGTATGCAAAGGGTGCAGTGAAGTATTTAAAAAAGCCGATCAGGATTGCAAAGAATCCGGCGGCACGCTTATGAATTTCAATTGCACAGAAGATCAGACTACTGGCGCAATTCTCATTAAACCTTCCTGGGATTGTGAAGGTGCTCCCCAATTCTTATATCCACCAGAAACCGACCCTGCTATTCCGCCTGAAACGATTCCCCAAGCTCCCAATGAGTTGGAGCCAGAACCTGTTCCTAATGCCCCAAGCCCATCCGATCCAGCTGCAAACCCCTGGGACGAATCAATTAAAAAGGAATTGGAAAATCAAACTAACCAGCTGAACAATTCCTTAAAAGATCAAGCAAATCAGACATCTTTGCTCAAGTGGATTGGTAACAGCCTCGGTATCGTTAATAACAATATTGCCAAACTGTTGAACCAGAAGAAGCAAAACCAATCATCAGACTCAAAAGAACTTACCAAACTGCGTGGAGAAGTAAACGATCTCGTAGATGAGGTGAGTGATATGAGTGAAGGAAATTATCACGCTCCACCAGGTACACCTGACTATACAGTTCCAGAACATGACTTTGGCATACGAACCACTCAATTTTTCAATGAGATGAAATCAACGGGACTATTTTCTATCCCCAATCAACTCAAGGATTCCATCCCAGGTGGCGGATCTTCGATCCTGACTATTCAATCCGGTACCACTTTCGGCGGTGAGCATACCATCGATTTCAACTGGCTCTCTGCAGGACTGACCACCTTAAAATATCTCTTTCAGATTGCTGGTATGGCGTTGGCAATTCGGATTGTTACGTTGAAGAGGTGATTCTATGCAATGGCTCAAGGATTTCGTCAACGGTTTCTTCGGCTATCTCATGGCTGGCTTTCTCTGGCTGGTGGAAGCGATCGGCCAGGTTATCAGCTATCTGGCCTACACCATTTATGATGGTCTGCTCACTGTTCTCTATGCATTTGCCAATGCTGTGGATTTCTCTGCTGTCATGTTCAATATGAGCGCTCAGTATGCAGGGCTTCCTACTCAGCTGATCTGGTTGATCAATGCCGTCAATATCCCGCAATCTGTCACCTATGTTGTGACCGGTATCATCATCCGGATGATCCTGAACATCTTGCCGGCAGCCGTGACGAGGATCTGATCATGATCATTGGTTATGTCGGCACACCCGGGAGTGGGAAAACATACGAGGCGGTGAAGTGCATCCTCGATAACCTCAAACGCGGCAAAGTTGTCTTTACCAATATCGACGGCCTGGAGAAAGATACCTGCCGGGAGATGATCAAGAACGTCTGCGGACTCTCAGATCTGGCGATCACCCGCCAGCTGAAGATCTTCGAACCGGATCAGCTGGAAGACTTCTGGAACCACGTTGAACCGCAATCAATTATCGTCCTCGATGAGGTGCAGAAGATCTTTTCCAGCAGGGAATGGCAATCAGAGAAGAACAAGCTCTTCGGCTTTTGGGCCTCTACCCACCGTCACCATGGCTTTGAAGTCATCCTTATCACCCAGAATCCGGAACGAATCGATTCAGCCGTCCGAGCTTTGTTTGAGTGGACCTATCTTTTTCGGAAGGTCAACTTCTTCGGCGGCGCAGTTCAGAAGAAATACATCTGCTACGCCTATGCCGGCGACGATACCCACGGCAGTCCCTTAACCAAACGGATCGAGACCTATAACCCGCTGGTCTTTCGTTGCTATAAATCGTACGTCAACGATGATATCCAGGAGAAGGACATCAGAAAGCATGTCAATGTCCTGAAGCATCCCATCTTCTTTATCATCCCGGTTGTGCTCTGTTTCACCCTCTACATGCTGTTTGGCAAATCATCTCTCGCTACCGGTGACATCTTCGGCACCAAAAAGGTGATGGCGTCTTTTGATAAGAAAACTGCCCAGAAAAAGGAAATGAAGGTTGCGCCGAACCCGGCCCGCTATTCGGACTCGATCATCATCAAGGAGCAGAAAAACGGCGTTCGAAAATTCTCAAACAGGATCTGATTATGAAAACGGAAAATCCCAACCATGATATCGTTATCGCCATCGTATCACTTATCAATATCCTGCTTTTTCTCTGCTATGTGGAGACAGGACATGCCGAGCTCTCTTCAGAACAGCAGGCCCGGAACAATACGGAAAACTACGTGAGTGTCGAGTTCAACCAGGCTCCGCTTGAGGATCTGCTGTTCTTCGTTGCCGAAATGACAGGGCAGGCCTTTGTCTTGAATGCGAAAGAGGTAACGCTCTCCTGGGTGCAGAAAGATATATACAAAGACGATCTTGTCACGGAGTTTATCAATGTTGTCATCGCTTCTGGATTAACTACCCTACGATCAGGTTCAAGCGAACAGGTCATTATTATCACAGACAACACGAATGCAGCCGCCAACGTCCAATCAATCACCAAACTCGACGGCGGCAAGAAGCTCTATCTCTCGGAGATCACCGACGACACCGGTCGTTACATTGTTTTTCTTGGCATCATCTACAAAGCCAACGAGTTCCCATTCCCGATCATCGAATCCCCACTTGGCCCGATGGCCATCGTTCCCCAGGACGTCTTCCAGGCCGACCAGCACTATAAATCCCAGATCGCTCAACTAACAATATCGAACCAACTAGATTCTCTCCCATCACATGACCGAGAAGATTCTGTTCAATAAAAAAGCATCAAAAAATTAGGTTGTTTGCAACTCCGCCCCAATAAAAATCGAGTGAAAAAATGACTGACAAATCTCTACAAGCTGAAAACAACAACCCCATTAAACCTTCAAAACCGGCTGAACATAATTTCACTCGGTTTTTAATGGGTACCGACGCGCCGAGTATTTGCCCTCGAAGAACAGACTATCGTTCGCGAGGTATTGAAAAAAGCCCTGACCAACATTTCGGGGTTCATGATGCCTTAGTGAAAATCGTACTGAATTGCCTTGCGCATCTCAATCGTGCGGCTAACACCCCACAGCCGTTTTCAGGTTACTGGATTGATCCGAAACTCTATCTGCCGGATATGGATATCACCGTAATGCTGTTTGATCCGGTGCTCCAGGAAATGTATCTCGGCTCCCTCTATGTGGACGATGAAGATAATGAGATCTGGGTGGATCAATACGGGATGAAGCTGGATAGGATTGCGATGTGGGCTGAGCTGCCATATCCCCAAAATCAAATGGCCCTATCGTAAGATGGAGCCTCGGGGGAACAAGGGCATCTCGATAGGGCCAGTCGATAATTGGTGTCCAACCAATACTATTTCCCTATAGGAAAATAATGGCAAAAAATAACCTTAACAAACAAGGAAGTAAAGTGAAAAGTGAAATACCTATTCCCCAAGACCGATTAACAAGGGGGGTTCAAATCTCCAAAGGTCTTGATCGCCTCAAAATTGGCCTCTACGTACAATTTAATTTTGAGTTGTTGTTTGATGTCCTGGGAGACCGAAAAGCTGAAGCGCAAGAAGAACGCCAAACAATCCCGATCCGCCTCGGCGCGGATGAAAATTATGACTACAACTGTCACGGTTCTGGCCGTAAGGGTGGTTATAACTTTCATATCTCCAGGGGGGATGTGAATATCTTTGTCTCGACCAGGAAAGACTGGATGAAAACCCCAAACATCCTGATTGATATCGGCTCCGCTTCGTGCTGGGCTCCAGGTTACAAAACCGTTCTTGAATATGTGACCAAGCTGCTCAGGATCTACGGCGGTAAGGTGGTCAGGAATAGCGTTTCTGAGGTGCATTTCTGCGTCGACTTCATCGGCCTACCTATTGAAGAGCTTGACTTGGGAGATCACAACAAATGGATCACCAGGGCTAACAAGTTCAACAGCTTTCAGGATCGAGCGAAGTTCTCCGGTATTCAGCTCATGCAGGATGAAGGTGATCTGGGCTTTTCTATTGAAACAGGAATCCGCCTTGGCCTCGGTGACATCTGTCTGCGGGTCTATGACAAGGTTTATGAGATTAAACGGAACAACTCTAAGCAATCACTCTTTGCCTCCGTTTGGGGCAAGGAAGGATACAACGATTGTCCAGTTACCCGTGTCGAGTTTCAGCTACGAAAGAACGTATTGAAACAGTTCCGCTGTATCTCCCTTGAGGATCTGTATCGTAAGGCCTCCGGTCTCTGGGCCTATTGCACCTATAAATGGTCGAGGTTCTGCGAAGAACCATTTGACCGTGAAAACCGGCATCAGGACCGCGCAAGAATCCATCCATGGTGGAAACAGGTTCAAGCCGTCAAATGGGGCGGGCTACAGACGGTGATCCGGAAGAAACTACTTGCTCAGAAAGATAAGAAAATGCTGCGCGACATGATGGGCGGCTGCGCTCTTAATATTGCCGCTATCCGTATGGTGAATTCACAGAATACTGAAGAGATTATCGCTGTTATGACTGCAGAAATCGAAGAGTGGGCAAGAGCCCTTGATAAGCAGAAGAACCAACGAACTGGCCGGTCAGAACTGCAGGAAAAGATGGAAACAAAAATCAATGAAGTCTGGCCGTATGGCCCAGGGGAAGTGCACGGCCCTACTGCTCGTGATACCGGATTTGGGCTTCATGCCCAGTGTAAGGAATTCCACATTAATGAATTCAATTAGAATTCGATCCTAACCCATCATGATTACGATCATATGAAATTGAACTCTTCCATACAAACATGTATCCTTCGAACAAATGGAGGTGTTTGCATGAAAGGGCGAATTTATACGACACAAAAGTGTTTTGTTTGTCAGGGGGCATTGAATTATGTTGAGGGTAGGGGACACCTATCTTGTGTTACCCATCCTGATCATCAGTGGAAGGGAGCGTGCGTTGTTCGTTTTGGTCGTAATCACACCAAGCGTTTCAAAAGTGTTCTTGAAGCGGAACGACACTTGATCTACCTTCGAGTACAAACAGATCTTGGAAAATTCGATCCACGTGAGTGGGCGAAAGATCAGCCGTTATCCTTTCTGGCATTACGACTGAAATTCATAGAATATAAGAAATCGACAAACATTACTTTGAAGCAGGTGAAAGATATCGAAAGAGTTCTGATCAGGGCTGGGCAAACATGGGACCGGATGCAGATCCGTGATATTGCTGAAGCAGAGATCGAAGATTTTTTATTTCAGGACCATGGGGTTTCTTCAAAAACGATAGCCAACTGGAAAACGGCGCTGCATAATTTTTTTGCTTGGGTTGTCAGGCGTGAGAAGAAAAAATCAAACCTGCAAATGCCTTCTTTTCCCGTGACATCCTTTAAGATGAAAATGAAAGCTGTTGTTTCCATAGAAGATCAGCAAAAAATCATTACCGAGGTTAAGAAAATCTCTTGGAACCATAATCCTCGGATCTGGCTTGCTATCAAACTATTGGCGCTTTATCCAAGAGTTCGACCTGGTGAACTGATCAATGTCAAAGAAGGACATATAAACCTGGTCGATCTGTATATAGTATTTCCACAGCCGAAAGAGCGGGAACCAAAATACATTCATCTCCTTAAAGAAGTTGCTGAAGAGATACGAGAATCGCAAAGACTATACCCAGCTATGCCCACAATGTATTTTTTCAGACACCTGAAAAGAAGAAACGGTCTTAAGGTAGGAACTCAATTTGGCCCGGTGTATCTAAATAAATGGTGGAAACAGGCTTGTGTAAATCTTGGCTTTTCGGATGTCACCTTGTATCCGGGTACCAAGCACTCAACGGTTACCGCTTTAGGAAAAATTATGAGCCCAGAACAAATACAGCATAACGTTACCGGACATGCCTCTGAAGCCTTTAAAAGATACTTTTTGCCTGATTACCAGGAGAAAATTTTGGCAACGAAGCAGATTTCCGATATGCAAAAAAAGATAGCGAGTGACAATGTGTTTAAAATTACAGTTAAAAAAAACAAATAACTATTCAGATACTGTAGGCCTCAAACGTCACATCAAGCATATCTCCATTGTCATCACTAAGCCACTCATGGAGAATGTTCTTTTCGTCTATATATTTAATGAATTCTTCTGTTGATTGAAAATCATATATCAATAGGCAAATAGTATGCAAATTACAGCTGTCAATGTCAGTGATTTTAAATCCGGCCACGTCCCCATTCGCGTGAATACCAATAGCCTTGAAGTTGATATTCCCACGACTATTAGTTGAAATATTGACATCAAATTCAGTGTCACCAAAAGATGTGGAAGGGCAATCAACGCGAAATCCGCCTTCACTGATATCAATAGTCTGAACCTGAATTACAGTGCCTTCTGTGGTGGATAGTGTTCCATGGGCTATGACAGGTATTCTGATATGTATTCGTTTGTGATTTACCAT